TCAGGCCCGCACCAGCCGCACGTTGTCGATGGTCCCGGTGAAGCCGGCCGACTCCGCCTGGAATTGCACCTGTGCCACGTCGGTTGCCCCGGTGAAGGTGGCGCTGTAGCTGCCCGACGTGCTGACGGCGGCGATGCTGCCGGTGATGGCGCCGGAGTTGCGCAGGCGGGGACGCATCGCGCCGGCCGACACGGTGATGTCGAACGACAGGGTGTAGTTGCCCGCGCCGGTCTGCGGCGAAGCCAGCGTCTGCGTCAGGCTGTTGAAGGCCGGGACGCTGCTGCCGACCGCCACACCGTCGGGGGCCGTCCAGCCGTTCGGTGCGTTCCAACTGCTCAGCCCCGCCTCGAAACCGCCGTTGGACACCAGCCCGCCGTCGAATACCGGGTCAGCCTCGCCCTTGCCGAACGTGATCGTCCGCGACGACGCCCGCGTCCCGAGCGCCGCGCCTGCCGTGCTGTTGAGGCGGAAATACAGTTTGGAGCGACCGGCGACCTGAACGTAGGTCTCGGCATAGGCAGGGTGCGCCGCGGCGTCCGAGACGACGCGGATCGTGTGGCCCGTGAACGGGGACCGCAGCGTCACGTCGCCGCCGCTCAGGGTGTTCTTGCCGCTGACGAGGTTCGTGGTCGTCTCGCCGACAATGGCCCGCGTGAAGACCGATTCCGCGATCTCCATGCCGGGGAATTGCCCCGAGGCGAAGGGTGCGGCCGACGTGAACGAAACCGCCTCGGTCAGAACGCCGGAGGGGCCGATGGTCAGGTCGTAATTTACCGTCATCGTGTTGCCGCTGCCGTAGTCCACCAGTGTCTCACGCGTCAGGCGGAAGGTGTTGCCTTCCGCGTCCTCTGCCGGGTCGATCACGCTGCCGTCGGCCCGCCACGTCTCGGACACGACGGTCTCCCCGCCGTGGTAGGATCCGCCGAAGGCGAAGGCCCCTGCGCCGAGCTGCATCGCGTAATCGAACGAGCCGGTGTCGTTGCCGTAGATGAATGCCGTGCTGAGTTCGTTCGGCATTTCCTCGACGGTGGCGACCTCGAACACGCCCGTCCGCCGGAACGGCTCCCACGGTGAGCCGAGGTCCGTCCCGCCCGATCCACCCACGTTGCGATTGAACCGATAGGCCAGCGCCGTCCCCCACGGCGAAGGCGTGACGATCCAGAGCTTGTCCGCGCTATCGTTCCAGAGCCGGGAGACGGCTGCGGCCACGCGGGAGCGACTGCCGAGCGCCATGCCCATCGAAAGACCCATCATCGTGCGCACCCCTCCACCAGCAGGTTGTGCCGGTTCATCTCCCGCGCCAGCGCCCGGTCGCGCTGCACGATTGTCCCCGCCAGATCGGCATCGTCGGTCAGCATCGGTCGGGCAAGATCGCAGAAGTTACCGGCCACGGTTCCGCAGGATGCCGTCGCGCAGAGCATCGTCATCGCGGCGATTGACTTCATCATCGGCTTGTCTCCCTTGCTCGATGCCTTCAAGGCGATCTTCCATTTGCTGCCCCTGCTCCACGTCGCGGCCGAGGAAGAAAGCGGTTGCGCCGTAAAGCGCCAGCGCGGCGACGATGCCACCGGCCACGATCAGATAGCGGGTCACTGGATTGCCCTCGGATCGCGCGTGTAGGGCCGATTCTGGCCGCGCCGCTGATGCGCGACGATCAGAGCGGCGACCGACGCCACGCCCCGCATGACAGCCTCTGTGCCTTCGATAGACCAGCCGAACAACCAGGACAGAAGCGCGGCAATCGGGCCGACCGTTTCCTCGCTGGACGCGGCGACGATCAGGTCGAGAAGGACCAGCAGCGCGGGCGTGATGCCGAACCAGAAACTGCGGGTCCAGCCGATGAAGATCGGTGCAGGGTTGTTCATCGTGCATTCCTCTTGAAGATGGATGCCAGCGCCTTGACCAGCACGGCCCAGAAGCCCGACGCCGCGGCGGGCGGGACGGGTTCAACGTCCGGGCGATGCGGCGGCTCAGTGGGGTTCAGCAGCCGCACCAGCGCGGCAGACACGTCGATCTTCTTCGCGCTCGACCAGACGGGTGTGTGGTTCTTCGTCAGGCGGGTATATTCGGTCATGGTGCCGTCGCTCGACCACATGCCCGAGAAGAACAGATCGCGCTCTTTCTGGCGGCGCGGAATGATTTCCGGCGGCTTGCGCCAGTCCATGAAAGACTTTCGCGCCCCCGCCACGTCTCCGGCTTTCCACTTTTTCACCCAACCGGCGCGGCTGATCGCCCCGGTGTTGTAGTGAAAGCTGAGAGCCGCCGCGAATTGCGCTTCGCTCAGGCCGGGAAGCACGGTGCGCACGTCGTCCGCATATTTTTCGAGAACCCAGATCCAGATCGACAGGCACGTCTCCAGAGGCTGCGGCTTGCCGATATACCGCTCGACCGAATGACCGCTGGCCGACGTGATGCCGACGCTCCACGTCCATACGCCAACGCTGTCCTTATAGGCTTGGCGCACAAGGCCTTCGTGGGCAGCGACTTCCATCGCCACCCGAGGGGTGATCTTCATGTCGGATGTTCCCTTTTCGGGGTGGATGGGAGAAAGGCCCGCGCTCTACCGCTTTCCGCGATCCAGCAAGATGGCCTGTTGCCGTTCGATGCGTTCCAACCGCTCGTTGGCCTCGTCTATCTTGGCGTCCGTTTCCTTCCGGGCCAGACGATCCTCGGACACCACCGCAGCAAGGTTCCGGCGCGTCTCCGCAAGCGCACCCAGCACGGGGTCGTCCTCGATCTTCGGCTTCTGACTTTCCCGCCGGGCGCTCCACCATGCGCCGCCGCCGAGGGCCGTGACAACTGCGGCGATGCCCGTCAACAGGCCGGGCCAGCCTTCAAGATTACTGGGCAGCACCAAATTTCACTCCGATGGCGTGATGGGAATCCTTGACCGCGCCCCAGAGGCAGATATTCGCCGCCAGACCCATGGCGGCGCAGTAGGTGTAGACACCCGTCGAAGCTGGATCGATCCGGTATATCCCGTAACCGAAGCTGACGTAGACGAAGGCGTTGATGACCACCATTCCGGTGCGGACAAGAGGCGTCCACCACCGCCGCCCGTTGATGCCGAGGGCTGCGCAATGGAGAGTCCCCGTTATGGCAAAGACCATCGCCCAGCCTTCCTCGCCCAGCACCCGGCGCAGCGCGGCGAACGCAAGGCTGTCCATGCTTTCTTCCGGTCGCGCGATCCACAGGCCGAATCCGAAGGTGACGATGGCGAACCACCATTCGATCCTGCGGTCGGCATACGGTAGAGCGGGACGGCGCGAGTAGGGCATCGGAAACTCCTGCGTCACAGGTTCGCGGACAGCGCGTCGTAAAGCGCTTGGTTCAGTCCGCGCACGTTCTCGATTGTCGGGCGGTCAGGGTCTGCCGGCAGGTTGTCCACCACGTTGCTGATGCTGTCGTCCCCGAACGGATCGAACTGTCCGACTTCGGCCATGTCGGACGCCGGGAACAGATCCACGTCGTATCCGGCATCGTAGTCGCCGCGTGGGTCGCCGGTCATGGCATAGGCCGCGAGGGCGTTGGTGCAGACCTCTGTTGCCAGCAGATCACCGGCTGTCAGGCGCAGGCTTTCGGCCGTCGTCCCCTGCGCCGTCTGCCACTCCGGCAAGCCGGTGAACGTGACCTGCTGCGATGCGTGGGTCGGAATGCGGCGACCGTTGCCGAGCGTGTCGTAGTTGAAATCCGTGTTCCAAGCCGTGCCGCCCTTGGCCGTGAACGCCGCAGCCTGAAGATAGGCTGGCAGCTTGAACACGACTTCGCCCGCGAGGATGCGCGGCGTGTGGTCGCCGGGGCTTTCCACCATCGCCTCGATAGCGGCAATCTCCGCCGGGTCGGTGATGTTGACCCGCCGCAGGATCGCGTTGGAGTTGGTGGCGTCCTTCATGCCGTCGAAAACCGACGCCTCGTCGCGAACATGGGTGAACCACGCCTGAACATTCGTAGGCCATCGGTCAGCGGCGATGGTTTGCTGCACCGTCTGGTGCTGGATGATGTCGCCATCGTTAATAGGCCAGATGTTGACCAGACCCGCGACCGAACGAACCAGCGCCCCGGCCCCGTTCACGCTCCACTGACCGCGCTGGCCCATAAACTGGTGGATTTGCTCCTCAGTCGGCCCGAGGCGCAGCGCCGCAGCTTCCCCATCCTCGTCTAGCACTTGCTGAATGGTACGGCTTGGGTCCCACGTCGCCGGGAACGACTTGATGAGCGTTGCCAGAAACAGCTTGCCGAGGTTGCGGACATGCTCGCGCGTGACCCGCCGGGAGATATCGCCGCCGGAATGTGCCTGGATGCGGTGGAACAGGTCGCCCGCCATCGGCATCAGGTGCGTCCACGCCTGCCCCCCCGCGCTGGTGCCGGTGCCTGTGACGAGGGGTCTGCCGCCGAACCAGTGGATATTGTCCTGCACCCAGCCGAGGGCGACGAGGATGGCGGCATACATCTGGTTCGGTTGGAAGCTGTCCTCGAACGCCGGATGGTCGAAGAAGCCCCACGACCCCAGCGGGATCGTCAGGTTGACATGCACCACCCCCTTTCGAGCGATGCCACGACCGGAGAAGCGCGGATACGTCCGGGCGTTGAGGTAGTTGCTGCCGCCGTGGACGTTGACGATCACCGGCATGTCGGCCCCCGGTGTCGGGTTCGGGGTGCAGATATCCAGCAGCAGGTTCGGCTTCTCAACCACACCCCACTTGTCGCTCTCGGCCAGACCACGGCGCAGGCCGTCGTTCGGTCGCCAGCCGTGTTCCGTCGCGCGGCTCGGGCTGCTGATCGTCGGCCAGATGCTCTTGTATGTCGTCGCGTCGAAGGCGCCGGACGGCAGGTCGGCCTGCACCATGTCGTCCCACCAGCTTTCCGCCGGGTCCGCGTAGGGGATGCCCCGGAACTCGTATACGTCGTATGTCTTGCCCTTGTTCCGCCGCCGGAAGGCATCCGCCAGCCGCGAGCGGTCCAGCGGATGCGGCATGAGCACGTCGCGGGTCTGCTTGACCCCGTGAAGCCTCGCGCTGCCCGCGTCAATGGTGATGCGCTGCTCGAACATCAGATGCCGACCACCTTGTATTTGCCTTCCAGCGTCAGTCCGAGTTCAGTGCCGCTCGGAAACTCCGAAAGGGCGTAGAAGCGAACATCAACATCGGGGTTCGGCACGTTCCGCTCGAAGCCGATGGCGACGGAATCCGCATCGACGGCATCGAGGCCACCGATCAGACCGACATCGGAAGCGTGGCGAGGGAATGGCACCTGTGCGTTGGGGCGAACGTTGATGGAAAAGCCGTCAACTTCCGTCAGATCGCAGGCATAAGGCAGAGATACCCGAAGCCCGACGCCGCCATGCGCGGAGTAGATCAGGGTTCCCCTGATGCCGATCTGGAAGTGCAGCCAATATCCCGCCGTTGCGCTGCCGACCAGGTAGCCGGAAAACTTCTGGACGGTGTGCGTCGGCGCGAACCCTGTCGCGGCACCCGTATTCACGAACGCAGGCGAGTGTTCGACCTTTTGCGTCGTGGTCAGGCTGTTTGCCAGCGACTGGATCGTCGCGGACAATTCCGCTTCCGAAACGCGCTTCTGCCACGCCTGCCACGTCCCGGAAGTCCGCGCCCGCCACCAGGACCGGCCCAGGCTTCCTTCCGCCTCCCAGACCTCCTGAATCATCGTGCTGGCATCAGCCCAGAAGACATTGCCGAGAAGCCGCGCGGCCGCCCCGGAAGGCGCGTTCGTCGGGCTTGCGACCACGAACGGCCCCGGCGTCGTATAGGTGTTCAGATCGGCCCCCGACGACAGTTGCACCGCCGCCCAGTCCAGCCCCGCTTCCAGCGCCTCGATCCGGTCCTCGTATGCCGACAGGTCGCCGCTCGTCACCGGGACGTTCGTGATGTCCTCGATCCAGAGCATCTGCACGTCGGTCGCCGGACGCAGATCGCCGCCGTAGATGCGGATGAAGGCCCGCGCATAGACCGCATTCGGGTTGAAGGCGTCCACCCCGTCACCGTCGGCCGAGGCAATGACACCGCTCCACGTCACCAGCCCGTCAGCCGCGACCAGCGCGTCGGATTCCAGAACCGACACCGGGGTTGCCATGCCATCCGAGGCCATGCCGTTATCGAGCCAGGCAACGCAGAGTTGCACGTCGTCGTTCAGCGGATCGCTGCTGTTCAGATACCGCCGCAGCCGCGCGGTGACGCGGTATTTCCGGCCCGGCACAAGCTGCACCAGCCCGCGCATGGACACGATGTCGTCGCCGTAGAGCCGCAGCACCTGACCGTCAGCCGAGGCGGACTGGTCTTTCAGGTCGAACCCGAGAAGCGTTGCCGGCGGGCCGTTGAAGTCCCGGGCGAAGTCGCTCATGTCCACGCCCGGAAGCCGGGAGAAGCCGCCCGACGCGCGGCGCGGTTCGAACAGAAGCCGTTGTTCGATGCGTTGGCTGATCGCGTTCTCGGCCCCGCGCAGACCCTTCGGCGTGACGAACTTGTCGTCAAGGCCGGATGCCGCCGCTTGTGATTCCGTCGCCTTGAGCGCCGCCAGAACCGCGTCCGACAGGCCCGATACCTGCGCGGCGGTGTGGGTGTGCGAGGATGCAGCCTTGGCGTCCAGCGCGGTCTGCAAGCCGGTTACGTTGGCGATGCTGTGGTTGTGGCTGGTCGCCGCCTTGCCGTCCAGCGCCGTTTGAAGGCCGGTGACGTTGGCGATGCTGTGCGAATGGGACGTGTCGGCCTTGCCCGCCAGCGCGGTGGAAAGACCGGGGATCGCGGTGTGCGTCATGGACGCGACGAACTGGTCGAAGCTGACCCGCTTGGAAGCGTTCGAAGCCTGACTGTCGGAAATGACGAAGCGATCACCGCCGGCCAGCGTCGTCTTGTTCGTGCCGCCCGCGATCAGCGACCCCATCTGCGTCCAGTGATAAGCCGCGACCGACGACAGCAGAGCCTTGCGCGAGACGCCCGAGTTGGCGCTGTCGGAAATCGCGATGCTGTCGCCGCTGACCAGCGTTCCCTTCGCCGTCGCACCGGCAATCGACGGGCCTGTCTTGGACCATATGTAAGCGGCAAGCTGCGCGAACGACATGCGCTTCGTCGCGCTGGACGCCGCGCTGTCGGAATACCCGATCTTGTCCGCATCGACCGGCGTTCCCTTCTCCGTCCCGCTGGCGATCAGCCCCCCGAGGCGGTCCCAGATCGCCGCGCCGATGGTCGTACCATCGATCCACCGCAGAACGCCCGAGACGATGGACGGGATGCGGTCGTCGTTCCCCAGCCCCTCGTATTCGGTCTGGCCGTTGACCATCGCCTCGAAGTTATCGACCGTCAGATACTTGTTGGTCCCTTCGGGGATGTTGGTGGTCGTCGCGCCGTGCGGGTTCGCTGCCGCCTTGTGCGTTTGCAGGTCATCATGGACCGCCTCGATTGCATCGTTGATCGCATCCTCGGTCGAGCCTTTGGCCGCAACCTTGGGATCGGTCCCCGTCGTGGGGATCGAGAAAGGGGAATACGCCATGCCTGCCTGCCTTACCTGATCGTGCGCGTGTAGGGTCCGAGCCAGCCGCCGCGCTGGCCGGTCTGGGTGACGACGCGGATGTAGAAATCACCCTCGCCGTGCGTCAGTGCGCCCGCCGTGACAGGCCGCACCGTGAAGTTGTCGAAAGTCGCCGTGCAGGTCGTGCCTGCCAGAATGCCAACCTGCGTCGGGGATGCCGGAGCCGTCAGCGTGTATTGATGCGTCCCGGTCGCGCCGAACGCCCCGGTGCTGACCGTGCTGGATCCGATCAGCCGCATCAGCGCCGAGCCTGCCGTGTAAGACGGCATGTCCACCGAAAGGACGTAGGTTTGCCCCGCCACCAGCGAAGCTGTGCGGAACATCGTGTTGTTCGCGCCGTTCGCGGCATGGCTTGCCACGCCCGATCCGATGGACCAGCCGCCGGGGGTCGTCCACCCGGCCGAGGATGCGAAATCCCCGTTGACCACCACGTTTGCCGCAGCCGGATCGCCCGCCACCGCATCCGCCGACAACTCGTCCGGGTCCAGCGGGATGATCCCGGAGACGACAGTTGCCGAACCGGACCCGGCACCAACGGAGGATCGCCCGACTTCCACGCCTTGGAACGACGAACTGTCCGGCGTGTCCACGTCGAAGGTAATGATCCCCGGCCCCGCCGTGACCGTGTTGATCGTCAGCGGCAGGCCCGGAATGATGCCGGAAATGCTGATCTTCGCGCTTTCCTGCGACCCGGCGACCGCCCACACCCGGATATCGTGCGAGGCCAGCGGTCCCGAGGAAATCAGGTGCCCGAACACATCGCCCGACCCGTCCAGCGTATCCTTGCTGATCGTCCCGCCCGACTGCCAGTCGCCGCTGTCAACGCGCCAGTCCCATGCATAGCCGGTGACCAGTTCGGACGGCGACGGGTCGAAGCTGAACCGGATGCGCGGGATGACCTGCGTCCCGGTGTTCAGGTCGTGATCCGGCCCGGTCTGTGCGCTGATCGCCCCCGGAGGCCGCAGCGCCTGCCGGTCCGCGATATACGGCTCGTTGTCTACCTCTTCCTCTTCGGTGTCCTCATCCCATGCGTAGATGCTGGCGTCGTGCAGGACGAACGTCGCCGGAAGCCGCATCGCCACTTCACCGCTCTCCCCGATGGGATCGAGACCGGGGTTGATGCTCTGAACCTCGTAGACGCCATCGAACTCCGACAGCCATTCGACCCCGGCCAGCGTGAACGTCGAGCCGCCGATCAGGTCGAAGCACTCCGGCGGCAGGATCGCCGTGATCTGCTGCTGCCGCCGCATCCGCAGGCCTTCGATCTTGCGGATCCGCATGGCCTGCGTTGCCGAGGGGCAGAATGACAGCGGCATATCCCGCACCGTGCGGACGCCGCCGTCCTCCGCCAGAGCGCCGGGGATATCCCACGGCTTCAACTGCGCCGTCTCGTAGCCCCGAGCGGGCGACAGGTAGGAGACCCGCAGCGTCGTCACCAACTCGTGTTCGTCGGCCAGTTCCTGCGCCTCGAAGCCGCCATCCATGAAGTCCGAGACGGTGAGGGTCGGCGCACGGTATTCCCCGCAGGCCAGACCCAGCTTGCCGCCGATGCGGATCAGGTTGCCGCCGCCGGACAGCACCAGCGGGTTCACCTGATCCTCGATTTCCCCCACGTCGAAGGCCAGCGTTCCGGCCACGCGATACCGCCGCTCCGTCCCGCCGGATTTCAGGTCCACCAGTTCGTCGGACACGTCGGCGGCGTCGATGAAGGACGCCATGTGCAGGTTGTTCGCCCGATACTGCCGGATCGGGTTCTGGGTCAGTGCGTCCAGCACACAGAGCGCGTGGTTGTCCGACCACTCCCACGTGTCCGGGTCGTCCGGGTCATGCCCGCCCTCGCGCGGGTCGTAGATGAGCGACCACTTGCCCTCGACCTCGACCATTGGCGGCGTGGACGGCCACCGCTCCTGCCGCTGCCCGCCATCGCCAGCCGCGAACCGCGCCCACAGGACCGTGCGCCCCTGCCAGCCGTCCGTGGCCTTCCACAGTTCCTCGTCCGCGCCCGCAGCCCACGGCACTTCGTCCAGGAACATGTCGGGCGGCGACGTCTGATCGCCCCGGCTGATCCAGATGTGCGTATGGTTGAGAAACGGATGCGTTGTCCCGACGGCGCCGTCGCCAGTGAAATCGAAGGCATCGCCCGACAGAGCGACAGGCCGCTTGTCCAGATAGAGCGTGAAGGTCGGCAGCGATGAAGGCCGCGAGTTGAGTATCCAGCACCCCCAGATGAACCGCCCGCGAACCGGCGTTCCGACCGGCGTTCCCGTCGCCCGCCCTTCGCCATAGACGAAGCGGTATGCGGGTTCGGTCGTCGGCGCGGCCAGTTCCCGGCCCAGATCCTGCGCCTTCGGCATCTTCGGCCCGAAAAGCGCGTTGGACGCGGCAGACAGCAGAAGCGACCCGCCGAGCCGCAGCGTGGCAACGGCCCAGATGCCCGGTTGTGCCACGCCGAGCGCCGCGAACGCGGTCGTCAGGCTCGACAGCGCCGTGGTAATCAGTGCGCTGATCGGATCGGCCTTCGCCGCGTTCGGAAGCGCAAGGAAAGAGGCCAGCAGAAGCGCCCGGAGTTTCACGCAGTCAACCTCCACGCCCGCAGGATTTCGCCCCGCCAGATCGTCATGCCGCGCCGACCCTTGACCGCCACCACCCCCGGCGCGACCGCCAGCCCCAGAGCCGCTCCGAGCGGGCGGGATGCGGGCACCAGCGCCATATCCCCAGCGTCCATCTCCGCTACCGGAACAGGCACCAACCCCTCCCCTTCCAGCGTTGCCGCTGCGAATTGCTCCGCTCCGCCGTGTGCGCGGCACATGCGAACCAGGGCGAGAGGCCCGGAATAGGTGCCCCGGATGCTGGCAATCGGATCCACCCCATGCAGCGCCTCGAAAGCACGGCCCGCGCTTGCCCCGCAGTCGGATTGCACCCACTCGAAATCCCCGCGCATGGCGCGTCGTGCCGCCGCAAAGGCGTCCGGTGTCGTCACTGGCAATGGGGGGTCTTCCTGCTGCGCGGGATCGCCGCCGGACGGCCCCAGAAGACCGCCGACAACGCCCAGCAATGTCCGCACGATCACGGCTGCGGCCACACCGCCGGGTTGATCGCCCGCTTGATGGCGTTCTGGACCTGCCGCCCCGCCGTATCGCCGGGATATTTCTGGATCTGGTCTTCGTGGTTGTGCGTGATGCTCGCCTGCGCCCGCGCCGAAGGGCCGACGCCGAGGCCGATGATCAGGTCGTGCATGTCGTCACCGAAGACGAACCGCTCGCTGGCGTAGTAGCCGGTGAACAGCGACACCGGGTCCGTGACCAGCGTCGTCCCCGCCCTTTCCGTCACGGCCCCGAACCAGACTTCCAGCGCCAGATTGCGGATCGGTTTCCCGCGCTGATCCAGCAGGGCTTCCCGCGTTCCGGCGACGTGAATGCTGGCGTCACCCGTTGCCAGCCCCCCGGCTTCCTCGGGGATTTCCAGCCGCGCGAGACTGATCATCACGCCGTCCACATCGACGCTGATGCCCTTCCACGTCTCGCCGTTCCACGACAGATCACCCACGCCGGAATGCAGATAGACCGTCCCGTCAGGCCATTCCGCCTCGAACAACAGGACCGGGTGAAACGTGTCCGCCAGAGCCGCCGTGAGGCCGGAGGGAACGCCGCGCGTCAGGGGCATGGGTCAGGCTCGGCCTGTGTAGTGCTTTGGTTGAAGGCGCATATCCCGGACGATGGCCCGGGCTTCATTCACCGTCATCATCCCGTTCATAATCTCCACGATCACCGCCTTCAGATCATCGACCGTCTCGGCCTCGTCGGCCATCTTGCGAAGTTCGTTCATGTCCACGGGTTCACCTCCGTCCAGGTGTCGTATTCGTCCGCGAAGACCTCGCGGAAATCCCAGGTGTAGGACCACGGCCCCGACGCAGGCTGCACCGCGTCAGGCATGTTCATCGCCTTGACCACGATGCTTTCCTTGCCGCCGATGCTTACAAGCCCGTCCAGCGTGAACGCCTCGAACGTGCGGATCGTGGCGGTCCCCGTCCCGTCAGACCGCGCCGCCGTCAGAACCCGGCTGGCCTCGATATCCGTCCCGTCCGTCACCGTGATCCGCTGCGAAGGCCGCGCCACCATCCGGTTCGGCGGAAGCCCCGTCACCGTCAGCGCGGGCCAGCCGCCATCGGTCGTCGGCGTCCCGGCCAGAGGATAGTCGCCGTCGCCCCAGAGCATGTCCGTCCCGCTGTCGGTCCATTCCATGTCGGTCGCGCCTTCGACCCAGCCCATCACCTTGTTCAGCAGGTTGAGCCTGCCCGGTGCCAGCGCCCAGAGCGGTGCAGGCGCGTCGATCCGCACCAGATGCTCGCCGCCCTGCAACAGCCGGATCAGGTTCTCGACATATCCCGCCCCGTTGCCGTCCGCGCCGATGCCGGTAACGACCGCCGTCAGTATCCGCCGCTCGCGCTGGAACGACGACGTGCGCGTGGTGCCCTGGATGAACGTCACCGACTGAGACACCGGGGCGCTGGTGGTCATCTTCCAGCCGACAAGTCCGACCGGAGGCCATGCGATCACGTTCGTCATGCCCGCCCCGTCTGGCCCTTCGGCTGGTGCCGCAGATCGCGCGTCACCTTCGCGCGGGTCGCCGCGCTGCCCTGTTGAACCTCTGCCCGCACGGTCGCCATGATCCGCCCGTCATCCGTCAGGGTCAGTTGGCTGGCGGACATTTCGATATGAGCCGGCGTCCGCTCCGGCATTTCCCGCAGTCGCGAGTTGGGGATTACCTTCGACCCCTTCGGCAGGTTCACCAGTTCCGGCCCCCTCTCACCCACGACGGCCAGACCGCCCGGCGCATAGGGCGTGCCGACAGCGAAACCGGGGATCAGGCTGAAAAGGCTGCTCAGCCCCTTGTCGAACAGTCGGTCGGCCACCCCGCCCAGAATGTTGCGGATCCCGTCGCGAAGGCTTGTCGTGCCCTTCAGGATGCCACTGATCATGCTCTTGACCTGGCTCTGGATGCCGCCGAACACCCCGTCCACATGGTCGCCGACCTTCTCGCCTGCGTCGGCGATGCCGATGCCGAGGCCCTCCATTATGTTCACGCCGATCTCGTGGAATACCTTCGACGGAGACTGGATGCCCAGCTTGGCCTTCACGCCGTCAACGATCCCCCCGGCAAAGCCGGTGATGCCGTCCTTCACGTCCTGGTATTTCTGCTGAAGCCCCTTCCAGAGGCCGTCCAGAATATCCTTGCCGATCTGAACCATCTTCGCCGGCAGCTCCGCAAAGGCGTCGATGATGGTCTGCGCGAGGCTCAGAACGGTTTCTCGGACGTTCGCTGCGAACGTCAGCACGGCATCCTTTGCCGCTGTCAGCTCCGGCGAGAATGCAACCGCTGCCGCTGTCAGCGCGGTGATGCCCGCGATCACCGCCAGAACCGGCGCACTCAACGCGCCGAAAGCCGTAACCAGAAGCCCCAGCGGGATCAGCACCGGGCCGATAACCGCTGCCACTCCCGCAATCGCCACGCCCGCCTTCAGCAATTTGGGGTCCAGATCGCCTGCGGCGCGGGCCAGATCAGCGGCCTTCAGCACAAGCTGCGTGAAGGCTTCCAGCAGGCCGCTGTCGGCAATCGCCAGTTGCAGTTCCTCGAACGCCGAACGAAGCTGCTTCAGCGTGCCGTTCAGACCCTTCATCCGAGCCTCGGCCTGCTCCGACGCCGACGCCTGCGAAATCCTCTCGTCCAGTTCCCGGATGCCGTCTGCGCCCTCACGCATCAGCCCGATGGCCGTGCGGATCGCGTCCGTGCCGAAGATCGTTCCGAGCGCGTCGGCCTGCGCCTCTTCCGACAGCCCCGCCAGACCATCCTGCAAGGTCTGCGCAATCTCGGCCATCGAACGCATGTTGCCCTGAGCGTCGAAGAATTCGAGGCCGAGTTCTTCGATTGCCGCTGCGGCGTTGTCCGAATCCGGCGTCAGGCGCTGAAGGAAAGTCTTGAAGGACGTGCCGGCGTCGGAGCCGCTGGCGAAGGTGGACGACGTTGCCGCGATGACCGCGTTGAACTCTTCCAGTTCCACGCCGAAGCCGCCTGCAACGCCACCGGCCTGTGCCAGCGCGAGGCGATAATCGTCAATCCCGAACTTCGAAGCCAGAAGAACGCCGTTGACGCCATCCACGACGGAACGCAGATCACCGGCCGACTTCCCGAAGTTCAGCATCACATCGGTGGCAAGATCGCCCGCCGAGGCCATGTCGGTTCCCGCAGAGGCGGCGAGCGTCAGAGACGCTTCCAGCGCCCCGCCCAGAATGTCCGCCGTGGAGAGGCCGTTCTTCGCCAGGATTTCGATGGCGTTCGCCGCTTCCGAGGCGGAAAACTGTGTCGTCGCCCCCATGTCTCGCGCAGCCTGACGCAGAGACAGGAATTCGGTCTCTGTCGCACCGAGCGCCGCCTGCACCCGGTTCATGCTGGCCTCGAAGTCGCCAGCCGTCCTGAGGGTCAGCCCGGCAAAGCCGGTCAGCGGCGCGGTGACGGCGATGCTCATCTGAGCGCCGACAGCCGACATGCTCTTGCCAACGCCCTGCAACGAATTCCTGGCCTGACGCAGCCCGGCGGTGAAGGCCGAACTGTCCAGACCAAGATCTACGCGCAGAGCGCCGACGACTGCGTTGCTCATCCGCTATTCCTCATTGCCAGACCCGAGAAGAAGGCGTGAACCCGAGACAGGTCCGAGACCTGCCGCGTTGCGCGTTGCCTCACAGGCCTGTAGTCGGGGATCTTCTTCGGCGCGTGGAACGAATAGGCCACCAGCCGGGCCAGTTCGTTGTGCATCGCCCGCTCCGCTTCGATTTCGGCGGAACGCCGTGCAGCGAGACCTTCAAGAACCATCCCCAACTCGCGCGGGGAAAGCCGCCAGAACTGTTCGATATCGCGCCCGGCTTCCAGCCATGCCTTCAGCCAGCGGTCGATCAGGTCGCCTTCTTCGCCGCCGCTTTCGGCGGCGCTGCCACGTTTCCCGGTTTCGCCTCCGGGAACGCTGCACGGATCGCCTCGCCCATCTTCTCGGCAGCGAGTTGGAAGCCGGCGGCATCCATGATGTCACCGGCATCCTCTTCCGTCACATCATGCTCGGCCGAGAGAACCGCCCAGAACAGACGGCGAAAACGCTGTGCATCCAGTTCCTCGGACTTGCTCCCCTGATCGATGGCGCGAAACGCCTCGGTGATGGTTTCCCCGGCCTTGTCCTGATAGCGGACCATGCCGTTCGTGGTGAGGCGGAGACGCCAGACGACGCCATCCGCCTCGATTTCGACCATGCCGCGCTTGCTGTTCATCAGGCGGCAGTCCCGCGCGTCCACGTGACCTCACCGGTCAGTCGCAGATTCAGGTTCATGCCGACGATCTCGCCGATGTCCCCCGCGTCCATTTCGGCGGTCGGAAAGGCGCGGAACTCGAACACGTCGCCGGTTGCCTGGCTGGGCTGTGTTTTCAGCGTCAGGCGGTAGTAGATCGAATCCGCCGCTTCCTGATCTTCCAGAACCTGCTCGTAACCGTCAGCCGTGTAGCCCATCGGCACGCTGATCTCGCCGGGGTCTTTCAGGCCCTTGATGTATTCCCGGTATCCGCCAGGGCTGTCGAGAGACGTGGCGTCGAGATATTCCGTCGTGACGGTCGGAACGGCCACGCCCTTCACTTCGGGCAGGGTCGTCCAGGTTGTGCCGTCCGCCGAACGCTCAAGTTCGGCTCCATAGGCAATGATTTGTTCGCTCATCCGAGCCTCCTTTGTTTCCGGCGTGCCGGGGTTGCGATCACGCGGAATGCACGATCAAGAAATCGAGGGACGTGCGGAACGGACGCTCCGCAGCCTCGGAATAGCTGCTTTCTCGGCTGTCGCGGGAGGACGCCCAGAAGATGCCCTGAAAGCCGCCGCCCACGTATCCGTCACAGGCCGCGACAACTGCCCTCGCAAGGCGCTTCGCAGCCGCGTAGGTCAGGGCGTAGCAATCCACCTGAACCCTGCCGCGAAAGATGCCGTCAGGGCCGTCCAGGGTATGGTCGCCGGCACCCGAAACGACAGTCAGAACAACTGCCGGAAAACTCGCACCCTGTGGATGGCTTCCCCAATCGACGCCAGACGCCAGAGCCATGACGCCCGCGTCACCGCGAAGGATCGCCCGGAATTCCTCCTCCATCACTTCGCCTTCGCTGCCTTGAGCCGCGCCCGCATCACCGCCTTGTTGATCTCGTCCGACAGTTCGATGCGAAGGCGGCGCATGAATTCATCCGTCCCGGTGTCGAAGGCCGGGCGCAGGAACGGCTGTGCGCCGTGGTTGATGGTGCCGAATTCCTGAAAGATGCCGTGAAATACCTTGCGGGTCGGGCCGACGTAGACGGTGACTGCCGCGCCGCCCTTGTTCGCCTTGTTCGCTGCCTTCAGGGCGGCAACTGCCTCGCTTCTTGTGCCTCCACCGCGCAACACACCGGAATACGCGGCCTTGCCCTTGTCGGCCCCATGGGCGCGAACCGAAACGATGATGTTTTCCCGAAGTTCCTGATTCAGATCGACCGTGTTGGGGTCATCAGGCGCAAGCGACCGCGCCTTCGCCGCCATCGGCTCCGCTGCGGACATCAACGCCCGGCGCAGGACGTTTCGTGCCGTCGCTCGCGGCAACTCGTCCGCCAGAACCTTGTCCAGCTCCTTCATGCCGGACACGCGAATGGATGGCCTCATGCGTCCGCCACCGCCCCGGCAGTTATCTCGACACCTTCCATCCGGCCGACTTCCTTGACCGAGAATATGTCGTAGTTCATGCCGCGATACTGGATCCGGTCCTTCGGGGTGATTGCCGCTGTCTGCGCCGACCAGCGCACCACGAACCGGGTCGTGATCTCTGCCGATATGCCGCCTGCCCTGATCCGCTCGCTGTCGGAAATGTCCTTCTTCGACGCGAACAGGTCGAACGACGTGCCGTAGTTGGTCACGGCGCTGAAACCATCATCGGACGACGTGGCCTTCTGCACCGTGATCCGCCTGTCCAGATTGCCTGCCTTCATTCGCCTCGCCCTTGCTTTTCTGCCGCCGGGTGGTCAACTCTGGCAAGACCACCGGAGGAAACGCCATGATCCGAAGCCTCGTCTGCCTCGCGCTTCTCGCAGGCCCCGTTGCCGCGATGACCGATGCCGAACGTGTCAGAACGGCTCAGAACCTTGCCGCTGTGCTGGCCGGCGAAGAGCATTGCGGACTGACCTACGATCAGCAGGCGCTGGCCGACCACACCGCCGAACTGACCGGCGGCGACATGGAGTTTCCTGCCGCCCTGAACGGGATGCTTGCCTTGTCTCGCTTGCAGATCGCAGACCACTCCAACAGCGAGCGAACTGCCTTCTGCGCCTCGATCAAGGCAGCCGCAGAAGCTGACGGCTTCCTGAAGCCCTAGAACGACACCCACCGATACGGCGCGATCAACCGGTCGAAAAAGGGCATCCGCGTCACGTCCCCCTCCCGGTTCTCATACATCGCCGCGACCATCTGCATGATCGCCACCCGGATGTTGCCGGGAACGTCCGACGCCCCGCCGAACCCGCAGGTAAACGAGACGCGCACAGGCCCGTCTCCAGTGTAGAGCGTCGGGCGGTCGTAGTCGTCCGAAAGGCGCAGCCGCGTCCCCTCCGCGACAGGATGCAGCGTCATCACGGGACCGCTTTGCTCGTCCCCGTCCTCGTCATCGTAGACCACCGAGACCGACGACACGTCCGGCACGGGAAGCACGAACGAACGCTCCCATCCGTCACAGGCAACCTGCCACGTCTGGGTGATGATCGCCCTCCCGAGTATGCCGCGAAACCCGTCCAGCCGCGAAACAGCCGCGTCCAGCAGATCGGCAATCACGTCATCGGACTCCGAATGCTCGACAACGGCGTTCGCCTTGCACTCCGCGACTGTGACCGGCAATTCTGCCGGCGGCGTGACCAGAACGGGCCGGAACATCAATAAAGCGCCCAAATCCCGGTGGCGGTGCCGCCCAGGCGGACCTGGCGACACGCAAGCGGGTTGTATCCCGCCTGCAACGGAACACCATCCCGCTCCGTGCCGTCGAGCGCTGTCAGGTTCGCTGTTCCGGCGGTCTCGACAAGGAGCGAGCGGCAGGGACCATCGGGAAGATCAGCATCCGCCTTCGTCACGGGGATGTAGTCGTCGGCAGGCCGCGAAGAGGGATCGCCACCGCGCTCGAAGATGTCGTTTGCCATCAGTCATTCGCCTTGTTCTTCGGGGCGGTCACTGCCTTGTTCTTCGGCTTCGGCGCGGCCTTCTCTTCCAGAACGCCCCGCTCCAGTAGATGCCTCACGTCGGCGGCGTTGGCTTCGCGCTCTTCGCCCTCCGAATAGAACCTGTCGCCGTAGTGCTGACGCTTCACGATGTAGGTCTTCATTCTGCCGCAACCTCGCTCGTTCCCGCCGACGTTGCCGCAACCGCGCCGGTCCAGTTGGTGCCCGTAACGCGGACTTTCATCACCGCGCCCTCGTCTTCCGCGACCAGATCGTAGGTCGCCGCCGTGGCCCCCTCGACCGCCGCGTCGTCGCGCAGCCACTGATAGGTCAGGACGGGCGCTGCCCGCCCCGTCCACGCCCCCCCGGCTGCGGTCAGCGTCTCGCCGACCTGCGCCGTGCCCGTGATCGAAGGCGCAACGGTATTGGCAGGCGTCGAAGGAAGACCGCCCGTCGCGCCGATGAAGCCGGAAAGGCTCCGCTTCTGTTTCGTCGTCCGCATCATGTCGGTTTCTCCTATCGGCTCAGGAAAGGGGGCAGTCGCCCGCCCCCTCAAGGAACCGATCAGGAAACGAAGCCCAGATCGCCGTAGATGAACGCCTCGGGGCGATACACCGCCAGCGCCAGACGCTCTTCCGCCAGAACCGTGACGAGGTTCTTGGTGAAGTCGTCGTTGACGTAGCCGACTTCGACGCGGGCATCCCAGCGGTCGAAGATCTGGGCACCCATCTTGAACGCGCCGGTCAGGAACTTGTCCACCGCGATTGCCTGGGTGGCGACCACCGGCAGGCCCCAGAGGCGCGGCGCTGCCGTGCCCTGCGGAACGCCGATGATGTATTGGCCGCCGGCGTCCTTGGTCAGTTCGATCCGCGCCCAATCGGTCGGGTGCATCACGTGACCCGTGGCGGGGAACTCCGCCAGAGCCGCCTGAAGCATCGCCAGCCGCATCGTGTCGATGGCCGTGCCCGAGGTCGGCGTGAAAGCCGCCGAATAGGCCGTTGCGTTGGTGATGAGGCCCGACAGGTTCTGCCCGGTGCCGTCGCCGTTGAGAAGCTGGTTCTCTTCGGCATAGGCCAGACCGTAGAGCAGGCGCTGGTCGATCATCGACCGCAGGAACGACACATCGTCCAGAGCCTGACGGCTCGCCTTCATCCAGTGCGCGATCACCTTTGCAGTGGTCGAGACCAGATCCAGCTTGATATCGGACGACGGCTTGGCCGCACCTTCCGCCACCGGAGCGGCGTTGTTGGTGAAGCCGGTTTCCTGCACGTATTCGATGGTGTTCCCATCCATGCGTCCCTGCGTCAGCAGATCGCGCACCGTCATGCGACGGTCGGGAATGCCGACGACGCCCGGAAGGCGGGTTGCGTCCGCGCCGTCGCCGACCGAACCGGCCGCATCCGTGGTCAGGGTCGTGAGGGTCGCCTTGACATGCAGGTTCGCCTTGCCCGTCCGCGAAAAGCCGCCGTCCTGGAACGACTTGAACGAGTCGCTCTCGGTCAGTTGCTCGCCCAGCGTCTTGCGCTTCTCGTCGTCGCCTTCGGCCTTCGACCGCGCCAGCTTCTGCTCCATCGAATTGACCTGCTCGGTCAGTTCGTTCATCTTCAGCAGCGCCTCGTCGGCCTTTTCCTTCAGCCCATCGGACGATTTCACGCCCTTCTCGGCTTCGGCAAGCGCCTTCTCCGCGATCTCCTTGACCGCATCCACGCTCCTTGCGTGATCGGCCTTGATTTCGGCAGCGAGTTCCGCCACCGACTTGGTGTCATCCAGAGCCATTTCGGCCTCCTTTGTCGGATGGTTGGGTTAGCCCCGGAGCGCTTCAAGCAACTCGCGGGCTTTCGCCGCCGCCGGTTCCCCCGGCCCTTTCAGGTGGACACGTGCGGCACGTTCCGCCTGCGAATTCGAGAGACCCAAAGACCCCTTGAGCAACGTCTCGAATTCACGCTCGGTCAGCCGGTCCCCGGCCTTGAGCTTTTCCATGATCTCATCATCCAGCATCGCGGATTTGAGGCCCGCCCTGGTCAGTTCGTTCATCGGCATGGTGACGACGGAGACCTCGAACAGATCGACCTCTTTCAGATCCAGTGCACCATCCGAATTCTTCGATACCGCTTCGCGGCTGACGCGATATCCGATGGAAAGCCCGTCGATCTGACCGGCCTTCATCAATGCGTGGGCCTCGCGGCCTCGCTGCACGTCCATGTTGAATGTGCCTTCGACCCACAGGCCCTTCGCGTCCTCGCGCACCACATCCCATCCGCCGATGACCTCTTTCCGATCATGCTGCCACAGCATTCGCACAGGCTTTCCGCCTTGGAGCGACTTCGTGAACGCACCGGGCAACACCCGCTCGCCGCCTAGGTCCACATTGCCGAAGACAGAGGCATAACCCTTGACCCGCCCCGTTTCCGTCAAATCCTTGATTTCAAGGACGGATGCGCCGTTGAACGACTTCTCAAGCATCATCTTCGATTTCTCCTGCCTGCGTGATCGGCACGTTCTGCATCTGCATCCGTGGCACGTCGCCGCCCGGCACCGGGGCCAGGTTTTCCAGCCGCCGAACCTCGTTGATCGTCATCGCTCCGATGTTCGTCATGGCGGTGTAGAACGCCGCCCGGCCGGCGCTGTCGCCGCGCAGCAGCCCTTCAAGGTTGAATTCGATGGTCAGCCCGCGCGCCCGCTCGACCGGCGTGAGAAGCTGCTTCATAAGCGCCTGCTCGATCCGCTTCAGACGCCGCCGAAGCGTGAACTTCTGAAACGCCAGCGTCTGCTGCTCCAGACCCGTTCCCCAGCTGGTCGTCTTCTCGGTGTGGCCGATCATGTGCGGCGGAACACCGAAGAACCGGCAGACCTCTTCGACCGAGAAGCGCCGGCTTTCCAGCATCTGCGCATCATCGGGGTTGATCGTGAAAGGCACCCACTCCATGCCGCCTTCCAGAACCACCGGGCGACCGGAGTTCTGCGCCCCCATCATGTCGTCAACCAGCGAGGTCTTGGCCTTCTGCCGCTGTTCCGGCGACAGCCATTCCGAGAACTTCAGCGCACCGGACGGCCGCATCCCGTTCTTGAAGGTGCCGCCCGCCGCGCGGTCGATGGCCCGCGCCAGCCCAAAGGCATTCCGCGCAAATTGCAGCGTTGACATGCCGCCGAGCGGCGATCCTCCGAAGCCCCTGACGTGCAGGACGCCTTCGTCCGTTTCCACGAACGCCCTGCCCTCTTCCGACCACCGATATTCCAGCGATCCGTTCGACTTGCGCCGCACAAACACGATATCGGGGCTGATCGGCACCAGCCCCACCACCTTGCCTTCGCTGCGGATGATCCGGGCGTATCCATTGCCCCACAGTTCCAGCGAAGCCGCCATGAATTCCCAGAAATCGACCGCCGTCTGGTCGTAGTTCGGGCTGTCGTGCAGCAGTCGATAGAGCGGATGCGTCGATGCCACCGACCGGCTTTCCCCATCCCGCCGGTAGAGCATCAGGGGCAGAGACCCGATTGTCCCCGCCAGAAGGTTCGTGCAGGCCCAGACGGCCGATATTCCGAGCGCGGATTGCGCCCCCACGATCTCTCCCGCATCGCTTTCGCCGCCGGAAATCCGCGTTACCGGGATCTCCTGCAATCCGAACCGCGCCACGATCAGCGATTTGAAGCGTTGCTTCAGGCCCATGTCGCGCCCCTCATAGTGCGGCGAAGAAATCGTCTATTCTGGCTCCCGCTTCTTCGTTCTTGACGAACCAGCCGAGCGCCATGATCAGCGCCACAGCACCGTCGATCTTGTTTGCGGGAAGCTCCTTGCGCGGATAGACGTTATCCTTCGCGTCGAAGTGGCCGACCACGTTGCCAATCATCCAGTTCAGAACGGCATTGCCAGGGTGATGAATCCGACGCTCGCGCATCAGAGCGTCCAGCGTCTTCGTCGCCTCGCTCATGTTGGCGACGGTCTGCCGGAACTCGTCAGCCGGGAAGCCGTCCTTCTGAAGGTTCTGGATCAGGTAATTCGCTTGCCACGGGTCCACGACGACCGCCGAAATGTTGCGTCCGGGAACCTCAAGTCTGATTTCGTCCTCGATCAGGGCGAAGTCGATTGTCTCGCCAGCGGTGGCCTCGATATCGCCCTGCATTTCCCAGCCCCGATACATCGGGTGGCGATCCTCTTCGATTGCCGCGCGGGGCAGAAAAAACCGGGGGAAGACATAGAAGTGATCCGCCCCTTCGACCCGCCGGCGATAGACGTTCATCTTCGCGGCCATGTCGATCTTGCTCGCCAGATCCAAAGCGACGACGCTCTGGTCTGCAATGAATTCAGCCTCGTCCAGCGACTTGTCTTCGCAATGCCGCCAATGCTCGGTATCGAACAGAGCCGCGTTGGCATCCACCCAGACGTTCAGATGCTTGGTCAGGTAGTTCGCCCGCGCGGTTGCAACCTGCCTCGCCTTCGCCGCCGTCTGCATGACCACGTTGGGATCGACCGACACGCCCCAATTCGGGTTGGCCTTCCTGAGCGTGGCCTCCTCGAACGGATCGTCACCCTCGTCTATCGTGTAGATGATCCCGAAGGTGCTTTCGGCCGCCCTGTCTTCCAGAGTGCCGCTCAGAACCTTCACAACGTAGTCCCGGACCTCGTAGCAAACGCCGTGCTTGTTGCTGCCGGCTGTGGTGATGGTCCAGAGCAACGACTGCGGGCGCTTGCCGATGCCGGTTTCCAGAACGTCGTAGACATCCCGCGTCTTGTGCGCGTGGAGTTCATCCACGATTGCCAGGTGGATATTCAGGCCGTCGAGAGTATGTCCCTCAGCGGACAGCGCCTTGAACGCAGAAGACGACGAAAGCTGAACAACCGCCTGCGCCGTGACCTCGATGCCGAACCGGGCGCGGAACTTCGGCATCTTGCGAGCCATCGCCTGCGCGTCCCGAAAGACGATCCGAGCCTGATCCCGTGTCGTTGCCGCCGAGTAGACCTCCGCACCGGCCTCGCCATCCAGCGCCAGCATGTAGAGGCCGACAGGCGATGACAAGCTGGACTTGCCGTTCCCTCTCGGAACCTCGACATACACCCGCCGGAAGCGCCTGTTGCCGTCAACATCCACCCAGCCGAAAACGGTGGTCAGGATGAAGACTTGCCAATCTTCCAGCCGCATCAGCGCCGCCTCGGACGCCAGCTTCCCCTTGATGTGTGGGGCCAGTTCCACGAATTGGCAGACCCGCGATGCCTTCTGCGCGTCGAAACTGAAACCACTTGGCGGGAAGGCCAGATCGTCAAGCTGGCGCTGGCACGCCTGCTGGACATAACGGCAGGCCGGGATCAGTCCTGAAACAACCCCCTCGGCGTATCGAACCGCCCGATCCGGGAAGCTCACTGAACGCTGCCACCGAACGAGGCAAACGGGTCATCGTCCTCCTGCTCCTTCGGCAGATAGACCTTCGAAACCGAAGTCGGGTTGCCGCCGAACGCATTGCACTGAAGCCGGAATTCCTTGAACTCGTTCACGCCGGCGTCACCGTGCTCGATGACCTCCCAGAGTTGACAGATCACGCCAAGCGCCTTGCGATCCGAGGCAGAGACCCACGGCCATTCCTTCACGAACTCCCGCCATGCCTTCTTCGCGCCAGCCGACAGATAAGCCGGCGCGGGGCCTATCGGTTCGCGTTCCGGCTCGCACCTGTCACGGTATCGCTGCGGATTGTGCGCGGCTGCGCCGGTCAATTCCGCCTTGCCTGTGGGCGTTCGGGGTCGGGGCATAAGATGGGTCCGCTTCGGAACTTTCTGAATTGGGGACGTATGTTTTGCGGGTAGCCGCCGGTCTCCCGCCGGGCAGGTGTGACGTTTTTGCCACCCCCCCCACTTCGCTGCGCTGCGGCATGAGTCCGGTTCGGACCTATCGGCCCACCGGGTATCCGTCTGGTCCGATGGCGCGATAAGCCGCCTTTGCCTCCGCTATGGCATCCGGGCATGTGTGCCGCTTCTCGATGCTGTCGCATATGGCGTGACAGGATCGGCAGATGGCCTTGAGGTTGCCTTCATCCCAGAACAGGTCCGGGCGCAGGGCTGCGGGTCTGACGTGATCCACGACGGCGCTGTCGGCGCGTGTCTTGCCGGGGCGCAGAAGGCGGCCGCACATCTGGCAAGTCCAGAGGTCGCGGATCAGTATGGCCTGTCTCAGGCTGCGCCATGCGGGGTTGTTGTAGGGATTGGACGGCAGGGTCACTCGGTTGCCCCGGAAACGAAAAGCGCCCGCCGGTTTCCCGTGGGCGCATCCGAACGCAGCACTGCGTTTCGCAGAATACTAATCTTGCGTTTCAGGATTGTCAACGCGACTTCTTGCGGCCAACCACCAAATGTAGGGCCTGAAGCGCCCTGACCGCCTGGATGCCGCGTTGCGTGGGCGCGGCATCTGCCCACAGCACTGCACGTTCCAGCCGCGCATCGTGGAGGGCGGTGCGCTGGTCGGCCTCGATCATGCCGAGCTGCCCCTGCCAGCGCATCCACGATGTCACGGCATCGGCGTCCTTCTCGTCCGATGTGCGCAGATCCACTGTGTGGCTGGTGTCGGTCTCCATCCGCTCAGGGACGGCCTTGATGGACGCACCCTTGGCGAACTCTCCCTGCCCGAGATACCTGCGGCGATAGGTGGCCTCTGCCGTGCACCATGCTTGATAGGTCTGCCACAGGTCGGCGGTCTCGCGCGGTGTCAGCATGTGCTGCATCACCAGTCCGATCTGCGATCCGCTGTGCTGACCACTGAGGGCGAGCCGATCCTTCAGGGTGTCCGGCTTCCCCGCGATGCGGCACCGAGCCTGCAATGCCGTCTTGCGCGGATCGGTCGCCCCTTCTGTTCGCTGCCTTGCCTGCCCGTTCGGCTGGCGGCGCGGAACGTCCGGCAGGTCGAAGCCCGCGACAGCGTTCGCCATCTTGCGCCTGTTGTTCTTCGCCTTCGTGCGGCGGTCGCCTTTACCCATGTGTCAATTCTCCGCGACGGAGGCAACAGTTTCATCGGAGGTGACGGTTAACTTCACCGTCCGGCTCAGAAGCCGCCTGATCTGCGAATATCCGGCGCCATCGATGATCGTTTCGTGTTCGTTCCCGATCTCGATAACGTCCAGAACGCCTTCGATCTCGATCCGATACCCGTTCTCGAATTCTACCGTTACTTTTGCCCTGCTGAATTCATTGATCGTCATGTCCTGCCCCTCTGTTGTGGTTTGGCGGGTCTTCCCAGGGTGGAGAGTTGCACCCTTCGTGTCCCGCCTCGGGCGATTGGGGATACCCGGTCCCCGGCTCTGCCCGCGCACCGCCAGCGTTGCCCCGCTGGTCAGGGGGTTTCGTTCCACGCCGCGAGAAAAGAAATGCCCATCGCCAAGATGGCGAGCACGCCGATCATCAGCGCGAGCAACTCGGACGCGCCGAACGCGAGCGCTACGGCTCTGACGCTGTAGCCGAAGCCGAGGAACACAAGCGTTCCGCTGACCACGACCCCGAAGTAGATCAGAGCCGTCAGCACAAACCGTCCCATCATTCGAATTCCTCCGTTGCTGTTGCGATGCCCTCTGGAAGGCCCGTAGCGGGGCGCTGAGGGGCCATGTCGGTTTTTCTGGTGTCTGCACCCGTCCGGGGCGCTTCGTCGCCCTGTGGCGCGTTCTTCGCCAGTGCAACCCTCAGCGCCTCGGCAATGGCGAGGGCGTGCGTGCTGCCGTCGCTGGCGCGGTCGAGATACCAAACCCGCCAGTTCTCGGCGCTCTTGCGGGTCAGCGTGTCCTCCCATGCGCCCGTCACCAGGTGGATCCGCCCGTCAGGCATTACCTCGGCGGTCGGGAGCGCGGCTGTCTGGCGCTGCTGCTCTGCGCGGGGGTTCATGCAGTCGTCTCCCAGAGAAGCTTGACCGTGGTAGGGCTCTTCATCGACTTGCGCGGTCTGCTGGGCGAGGACCACTCGCCGCCGCCCCTCTCGCCTATCAAGGTCCACCCGCTCGCCCGCAGCGACGCCCCGCCTTCCTCGGGCAGAGTGTAGGTTCCAATCCTCGTGAACCCCAAGGCGAACGCCGCTCGGGATGCTCTGCCGTAGAGGAAGGAACATGCGTTGCGAGTGCCGTCCGTGCAGAGCCGCGTCACCTCGGCGGTCAGGCCGTCGTCACGCATTCTGGCGACAGGCCGACCGACAATCACGACGCCGACCAGCCGCCCGCCTGCGAATGCGCCGATGCTGAACAGGTGCCCGACAACAGGGGGATGGTGGCGGTGAATATCCGCGACAAAGGCGTTTGCCTCGTCCAAGGATATGCGCCCGTGCCGAAGCCTGTGGTCACTCATCCAAACAACTCCATCTGCTTCATCGTGTCGGTGCGGGCGAACCATCCGGCGGGCCACCAGCTGCGGCAGCGAGGGCAGGACAGCCCGCCAGTGTGGCCGGGGCGCAGGGAGACCGTGCAGCGGGGGCAGGTCATGCTGCCTCCCACGGCTGGGCGACCCCGGCAGCGCGTCGACCGGCGGCGGTCAGTTCGTAGGTCAGGGCGCGGTCCTGGCTGGTCCACGGTGACGCCTTGCCGGCCAGCAGGCCCTTGTCGCACAGGCGGGCGACGGCTTCGCTGCCACGGCTGTGGTTCTGTTCTCCGCCGAGGTGGCGCTGTGCGTGGGCGAGAGTGAGCGGCGACAGCGCACGGGCGCGGGCGGCGGCAAGGCGCAGCACGACGGCTTCGTCGGCCAGTGCGCTTTCGGTGGCGCGGGTTATCTCGGCGATGGTGCGGGGGGCGAGGATCATGCAACGCCCTCCGGCTTCTTGATGCCAGCAAGGATACCTTCGCAGATCGTCAGGCCGCGCGGCTTGCGGATGCGATAGAGGATGATGTCATCGGAGTGGCCGCTCCAAGTCCATGCCGAAACCGCATCAATGTATACCGCAAACATTCCCAGCACTGTCCCCGCGATGAAAACATCCCGGAATCCACGACGGTCGATTGCCTCCACCACTTTACCGAGGCATGGGCAGCCCCTGCCGTCGTGTTCGATCCACGGTCCCCATTCGTCGGTCATGCAAGCCTCCGGTATGCCTGTGCACTGGTCTGCCCGGTGCCGATGCGGTCGGACACGACGCGGTTGGCCGTGGTCAGGCGGTAGAGTGCGCTGCGGACCTCGCCCGCCGTCAGCTTCGTGCGGTTCACCATGTCCGTGGCGGTGTATTCCCGGCCGGGCTTCATGGCGGCGAATACGGTTTCGGTGTGGTCGGTCATTCCTCGCCCTCCAGGTGAACAAGCCCTGCGGCCCGGCGACGCTGCTGCGTCGTGACGAGCGCCCGGAACAGTTCCTCCCAGCCGACCGATGCGGAGCGGGATTCCTGCGCGGCGTGGCAGGCGTGGCAGGCGTCCACGATGAACAGGTCGTCAGGCTTCTGTCCCATGCCGGCGAGGGACAGGACGCGAAGGTGAGCGCCGACCACCGTTTCCGGGTCGTGGGTGCAGATGCTCGGCAGGGCGAGGGTGCAGGACATGCCCCGCGAGGCATTGCGGATAGGCTTCGACTTGCCGGGGCGGTTGCCCTTCTGGTAGGGGGCGCGGCCTGTTTCGATGTAGGTCATGCCGCCTCCATCATGTGCGAGGCGGCGAGGATCGCCTGTATCTCGGGCCAGTGTTCGCTGTCCTCGATCCACGGCGCGAGGTCGTCGCGGATGTAGCGCATGGCGGCGTCCATGAAGGCCCCGAACGCCTGTTCATCCATCGCGGCGAAGCTGATGGACTTCGGCAGGGCGGCATATTCCACCCCCAGCCGTTCGCGATCCCGGCGGGACAGTTTCAGCGTCTCGACATGCCCCGTCGCCAGCTTGACGTGGGTCAGGACGCGCTCCGCATCCCAATCCGTTGCTGTCGGGCCGTCGTTCAGGGCATCGGCAACGTAGGTGAACAGGGCGAAGGCCATGCGGTGAAACTTGCCGTTGCGCGGCTGCTTCGGATCCACCTTGAGCGGGACGCCCCGCGCCAGCTTCTCGACCTCGATCGCCGCCGCCTTGTTGGACGGGCGAAGTGAACGCCCGTCGCTTGTCACGAAGAAGGTCATGCAGCCCTCCCGAGATTGGCTTTCAGCGCGTCCTTGTGCTGCTGCACCGCCGGATCGCGCTTGTAGTCGTCCGCGAGGCCTTCCCAGACCCGCTGCAAAGCGGCGAGGTCCGGGGCATCGCTCAGGCGCTGGATGCAGAAGGCTCGGCCCTGTGTGGTGGTCATGCTGCGTCCTTCCGTGTCAGGGCGACGAGTGCGTGCTGTTTGGAATCCACATCGGCAAGGAAGGACGTGACAGCCTCGCGGATTTCCTCGATCATCTCGGCGTTCCGCACGACCGTCTCCCGCGCCATCTGCAACTCGCCCGGAAGCGAGGGGCAGAAGGACACGAAATCGCACCATTCGGCCCCGGTGCATTCCATCTGCCACTGCATTTGCAGCAGATACTTCCGGTCGATCTTGCCGCCGGTCAGGCTTCGGAAATGCGTGGCCGGGAGCGGGCACTTGAACTCCACCAGCCCGTCAGGCTCGACCACACCATCCGGCGATGCGCCGGCCTCCGCGATGGTCGGGTGTTGGATGAAGCCCACTTGCCGAACGTCGTTTCCGGTGGACAACTCGTAGAACGCCCGCGCCTGGTCTTCCGTGTCGATGCCGTGCTGCATGGCGGCGCTGGTAAAGCCTTCGGTCGGCTGGCCCGTCAGGCGCTCACAGACAAGCTGGGCGAGGTAGTTCTGATAACCGGCCGTGGTCTTCGCCATCATCACGTCGGCGATGCGCGATGCCGTCACCTTGCCGAGCCGGGCCTGATGCCATTCCTCTGTCCGCTGTTCCATCATGCCTTCGCCTTCTTCTGTTCCAGCATCCGCCTGGCCTCTTCGAAGCGAGCGGCCGGAAACTCGTGAAGATCGGCCTCGTCCGGGTTCTTGTGCCCGAACGCGCGGTGGAACTTGGCCTCGTCCGTCCCGGTCTCTTCGATCAGATCGCGGAGGGTGCGGAACTGTTCGGCGGTGATGGTTGCGTGCTTCTGCGATGCGCCCGCGCCGTCATCCTCGGTATCGTCCCCCAGCGAGAGGCCGAGGATTGCCTGCGCCGTGTATCGCTGACCGTAGGTCTGGGTGGACCCGACTGCCTGCACCGCGTTGCGCCCCGCTCCAGTGTCGCGCGGCAGGGGAATGCTGTTCCGCTTGGAGTGCCCGCTTTCGTGCGACAGTTCGGCCGTCACCGTCACGAAGTCGGCATCGACCTCCGTCGAGAAAGACAGCGCCAGCCCATGCCGGGACAGGACCGGCCGCACATTGGACAGGATGTCTTTCAGAAGCGCATATCGCGTCTTCTGGTGCTTGTTCTCGCCCTTGAGCGGGATGTCGGGGAACTCAGCGGACGCCTTGGAGAAGGCGGCGTCGAAGGCGGCTTTCGCGGCCTGCGCGTCCACCTTCTCCTTCAATTCGAGCATCCGCTCCAGCTTCGCCAGATCGGCGTTCGGATCCATAGCGACCCGCTCGATCATGCTGACCATCGGGTCGGCAGGCAGGAACCGGTCTTGATCTTGGTCGGTCATCTTCGATACTTGCGTCATGTCTTTGGCCCTCCTTGGCCATTGGCTTGCCGGTGCCGGGGTGCTGACCCGGCCCGGCGCTTAAACTGCGGTCCAGAAAATCCGCTTGCGGAACTCGTATCGGTATTCGCGCCGGACCAGCCCGGACCGCTCCAGCTTCCCCATGTGCCAGCTCATGGCTGAATGCCCCTGCCCTGCGAGGCGGGCCAGATCCACGGTCGAGCGCGGGCCGTCTTTCAGCGCGGCCAGCGCGGCGAGGCGGGCGCGGTGAGAATGCGGACAGACTTCGGGACGCCCGCCGCGATCCTCGGCCCCGAAGGTCGGGCAGCGCTTCGCGTCCATGGCCATCAAGGCGGCGAGGCGATCTTCAAGCGAACTCATTCGCCGGACTCCCAATAGGCGATGGTGGCCTTGCCGGCCTCGTGGAGCGCCGACCCTGCCGGGTAGGACGAAACGTGGCGCCGAGCCGTGCCGAGAATGGTCGCCACCCGGCGGGCCTCGTCCTGCGTCAGGTTCGCCATGCGGTTGCCGCCCCTGCCCCGCTGCTTCGCGATGATGCCGCGAATGTCGCCGGGGGTCGGACGCCACTTCCCGTCCCGCAGGTAGGCGTCACATGCGGAGGAGATTTGGGAACGGGAGTATCCCGACAGGGCCTTCACCCAATCCATGATCGCCGCTTCCTCGACAGCCTCGCTCATCGGTTTCGTCGGAAAATGGCTCAGAAGGGTCTCGATCCTCGCCGTGATCCACGAAGTATCCGCGGGCTGCGAGACGTTCGGTGACAGATCGTTTGCCATGGGTGCGGCCTCCGTCGATGGGCTTGAGATGGGGTTGATTGAACTCGTCCTGCCAGCGCTTGCCGTTCAGGAACGATGCGGGGTGAATGGGGTTGGCGTCGGGCTTCGATGCCCGCCACTTCTCGAACCAACCGGCCCGAACGGCAGAGAACGCGGCCCGCTTGTTTTCGACCGACATCGCCCCCCATGCCTTCCGGGCGCGATCTTTCGCGGTCTTGTTCGGCCAGATTTCCCAGAACGCATCGAACCCGACAAACCGATCAGGCTTGGCCTGATCTTTTTTGGTAGATACGTCAGTATCTACCTCTGGTTCTGGTTCTGTATGGTCGGACCGTGGTGATTCTATCTTGTTGTTTTTGTTGGGACGGGACCTATTTTCGCGCTGTTTATCTTGAAGTTTCGCGAGAGTTTCGAGCTCGTTATCGGCGCGTTTATTCGTCAGAAACTCACCCGAGACGGTCAGTTTGTCGCCTTCGATCAGCGCGGCGCGGATGCTTTTCCACTTCCTGACAGAGCATCCCAGGAGGCCGGAGATATAGCGCTCGTCGTCCGGCAGATTGCCGCCCTGCATGTAGATCAGGTCCAGCACGACGCGGTATGCGCACTTCACTTCGAACGGCATCCCGATGGTGCCTTCGATGAAGTCTCGGGGGTATGCCTTGTAGTAGGGCAAGCCGTTCACGATATCTGCCCCCTGAACTGGATTCCGCAGGCTTCCAGAGCCTCCACGGCGCTGCTGACGACGCAGACCTGCCCGCGCCATTCCGCGTGCCAGCGGACCTGATCGTCCGTCAGGGTGCGCTTGCTGGGCGGCTTGGAGCCGTCCTTGACTTCCAGCAGCAGGTTGTGCCCGCCGATGCCGATCAGAAGGTCCGGGCATCCTCTGCCGACCGCGTGCAGCGGCTGGACAGAGGCCCCACATGCCCGGAGTGCTTCGACCAGATCGGCCTGGTTCGCGTCGGTTCTGGCCTTGGTCCTCACGCCCTGCCCTCCATCGCTGCGACGGTTGCCTTTGCGCGGATCCACTTGCGGCGCAGGGCAGCGGTCGGACGGTGCGCCTTGCGGGCGGCGTGGTAGGCGCGGGCGGCGATCAGCGCGTGTGCGCGGGCCATGACGAGGGCTTCCATCACACCACCCCGCGCGGAAGAAAGGCCCCTCCGGCCAGCCCGGCCAGCCGGAGGGAGTTTGCCGCCTGCACAGGGAGGATGAGAGGCAGACGGGTTCCGTGAGTGGATTGACGGATTTGCGATTCCGTGCGTATCGTTTCGGCATGAAACGCCTGAGCGCCCTTGCCTTCCTTGCCCTTGCCGGTTGTGACGAGCCGATGCAGCCCGTTGCGCCACCCCCGGAAATCCAGGTGCTGATGAACGCGTGTCAGGGCGGCGATCTGCAAGCCTGTCAGGCGGTTTCCAACGCCCGCCAGCAGCGCGAACAGAACCTCATCGCGGCCGCCGCAGCAGCCCCGCGCCCCTACACCGCGCCGTTGCCTTACGGGCCGTTCATGAACAACCGGCGCTGCACCGTGAACCCGTTCGGCCAGATGATTTGCGGCTGAACGGACGCTAACCCGCGTCAAACAAAGATAATTCGCCGCCGCACCTTGCACCCGCAGCATCGTCCCCCATTTGGGGTAGGCGCGGGCGACAAGACCCGCAGAGGCATCAGGCAAGACCTCGGGCGCAGAATTGCGAGCGAGACATTGACGACCCCCGATCATTCAGCGGCCTCCCGCCCGACAGGCGCGAAGTCTTCCGCCGCCAGAGGAACGTCCGAGTTACGCGCGGCATCCAGCAGCTTCTGGACATGCCAGTGCGGGATGACGCCGCCCGTTCCGCCAGCTTCGCGAGGGCGCTTCCAGTTGGATACGCGCGTCCGGTGGACGCCGCAGATGCTGGCGACCTTCGTGGGTCCGCCGAGCATGTCGATGATGCGGGATGCTGGTTCCATACCGCCTTGTAGCGATTTTCGCGACGAGACGCAAGCATGTTCGTAGCGAAGATGGCGACAGACTGGGGGAGCGATTTTCGCTACAAGCGCGACATGAACAGCGCGAAGCGATTCAGCGGGACCAAGCCGGCGTCACCCATGAACGAATGGGTGCGCGAGGCGATTCTGCACTCCGGCAGGACGGCGGTGGAGATCGCCGACCTGCTGAATGCGGAAGGCCTCCAGACGCGCTACGACAGGTCGAAAATCCAGAAGATGACGACCGTGCGGCGCGTGACTGTCGAGGAAGCGAAGGCGCTGGCGCGGATTACGGGTTACCCGCTGGATGCTGACGGCGAGATCGCGCGGATAATTGACGACTTGCAGTCTCTTGATCGTCCGCAGCTTCTCGCGGTTCAGGCCCTGATCGGCCATCTGCGGAACTCTCCCGAAGGCGGCGAATAGCTTCCCTGACTTGTTCGCGGTCCTCGGCGCTCAGGTGAAGCAGCTCTACCGCCACCTGTTCCCTGTCAAACATCCCACTACCCTTCATCTGGTCTGGCTAGTCAAAATCTGACTGGCTGACGGCTCTACCGGCCTGACCGACTCCGGTATACAGCGGCACACCCCTAGGCGTAAATATGCTTGCGTCGAGCATGGTTCTGCTCGGCCCCGCAAGTCGTATCGTTTTTCTCTACATTCCCGGTTGACTGATGTAGCGATCTTCGCTACGCATTCCCCATCACCGCACAACGCGGCCCCCGCCCCGAAGGGCAGATGATGGAGGGAACGATGACCAGATACACCACCAACACACACGGCTTCCGGTTCTACATCGAGCGCGCGAAGGACTTTGACGACGACGGTCGCACGATCGACGGCTCCGGCTTCTTCGCTGGGCTGGTCGAAGGCAACGACGAACTGTCTGGCGTCTGGTTCCCCACCGAATATGCGGCACAGGTTGCCATCGCGGAGTTTCGGGGCTGATGCGGCTCGGATGGAACAGGGCGGAAGACGGCGTGATTACCGTCTACGCCCACGCAAGCGATGGTCGAGTTTCGCCGGTGGCTGACTTCTGGGTTCAGCCGCTCATCGACAAGTTTGGAATGAAGCGTGCCGACGCACGGGAGTGGCAAGAGCAATTCGCTGACTTGCTGGTCCGCTCTCACAACAAGCACTTCACGAAAAACGGCAAGGCCATTCCCGAATGACGCATCGCCGGTCCCTCCGCGCGAGGGGCCGCACCATGCGCCAGACGCAGCAGACACCGCCCCGAAGGGCAGATGATGGAGGACAAAGATGACCAGAGGATTTGCCTGCGTAGCGCTGGATAGCCCGAAATTCGCGGCGAATGTCGGCGCGGTTCTTCGGGCCAGCTACTGCTACGGCGTGGCGCAAGTGAACATCGCCCGGTGCCGCAGCAAGGATTTGGACTTCAAGAACAACACCAGCAAGGCGCACCGGCACATTCCAACATTCATCGTGGACGACCCTCTGGAGTACCGCCCGCACGGAACGCAGGTTGTGGCGGTCGATCTGGTGGCGGATGCGATCCCGCTCCCGCGCTTCATCCATCCGGAGCGCGCGATGTATGTATTTGGCGCTGAGGACGCGACCCTCGGGAAGCGCATTCTGGACCGCGCCCAGCACCGCGTGATGATCCCGACCGCCGTCTGCATGAACCTCGCAGCGACTGTCAACGTCGTTCTCTACGACCGCATGGCGAAGGGTGGCGAATTCGCCGACGCCTACGACGCGCCGAAGCGAAGCAGCTATATCCGCGCCGCCTGACCCCCCAGCGGGTCCACGCGGCCCGCTCCACCCCGGAGACACCTGACATGCGGCTTCAATGGCAGACCAACCAGAACAAAACCCACTTCGCCGAAGTGCCTGGTGGGGGCCGTTACAGCATCAGCAAGACGCCGCCGCTCCGGGTCTTTTCCCTGAAACGAGACGGCACGCTGCTGGGGCAATGGCCCACCGTAAATGAGGCGAAAGAAGCTGCACAGCGGCACTTCGACGCCCAATCCAACTGACCCTGACACCCCGGAGACACCCGATATGCACTGGTCCGATCACGACAGCATGGCAATCCGCCGGCATCTGGACGGCCTGCCCGATCCGCTGGGCGATGAACCCGGCGAGGAATGCGGAGCATGGTCCGAGCCTGACGAGGACTGCCCTCGCGCATGGCGCTGCACCGGCACCATGCAGATCCTGCCCGATCATCCCGACGAAGGCGTCCACTGCGACACCTGCCACCGCCCGGCATAGGAGGCCGACATGAAAATCACCCCGTCCCAAATCGGGCTTATCACTGCCGCCAACAATGCGCAGTCATTGGCCAACGACATGCGTGCCGCTTACTGGCTGGAATGCGAGCGCGGGAAAGAAGGCTCCGCGACCTGCCACCGGCAACAGGCATGGGAG